CTGCTGGAGATGGAGGCACCCGAAAGGGTGTCTCTTTTTTTGTCAGTTGAACTCGTCCTGGTGACCTAAGAAGTAAGGGCGGGTGGTTCCGTCCTCTCTCGAATGAAGCTCCCGTGGAAACACGGGGGCTTTTTACTGAGCTCTCTGGCCTCTCGCTGCGCTCGCTTGGTCCTTAGGCTACGAGGCCTGCGCCCTCCGCTCGGTCCTTAGGCTGTGAGGCCAGCCCGTAAAGGCTAGCCAGCTCCTCCGTGGCTAGCCCCTTGCATGCTATGCGGTAGGTATAGTGTTACCTCCATGTTGCTTCTTCCTCTTTGTTCCATTCGTTCCATATCTGAGCCGCTTCTTCTTCCACTGCATCGAGAGCGTTCCCAAGTTCTTCTCCTGTGGTGGGCAGCTTGAGTCGTATAGTTTGACAGTCCACGTGACTACCCTCAACAATCGAGCCGACTAGCAAGAAGCTACCACCATTTTCTTTAGCGGCAAACTCAAACTTAATCCAGGCACCACAATCAGTGCCCTTAAAAACAGCCTTCTCCACTCTGTGCCAAGGTGCGCCAGGCTCCAATCCAAAATAGGTAGCTACATCAGCGGCTGAGTTGATTTCCATTGTCTTTCTCCTCGTTGTTGATAGTTGCCGTTTCGGTTGCTAACCTCTTGCGCGGGCCGTGCGGGTCAAACACTATCGTACGATTCGGACGCGTCCAGCATACTGTGCACGTCTGACAATCGATAGAGTTTTTGGTTCGCTGAGCAGGACAGGCTAGGGGTTTTGCCATGTAGTCCTGATAGTTTGCCGGCGCGGGTAGTTGGTCAATCGTTGCATGCGGGTAGACTATCGCTCCGTTGTATCCGTTATTGGCTGATTGTCTGACATGTATACCAGCTCGAACGCGCAACAGCGTTAACGCTGTCCGCAGCATAGGACTATCGGGAAGTGCTGTATAACTCCAAGCACAGTCCGTATCGGGCCCGTAATGTGCACGCACTTGCTCGCCGATTGCTATCAGCCCGTCAATATACGGACGAGCCTCCGTTAGCGTGCGGCCTTTGTCGCCAGACACTTGCAAGCGTGCAACCCTATCGGTGGCGACAGCCCAAACAATGGCAACACTGGCAGACCGTAACGCGGCGTCGACGTCGACAATCGCGCGGCGTTGGTGTCGGTTGACGTTATGGAATAGAGCGTAGCAAGTACCGTCGTTTTCCGGGTGATGGGTGCAGGATAGCGGGCAGGTATCGCCAACCGGGCGATACGTTCCCGGCGCGCCTGTCTTGGCGTCGCTATCACCGACGGGGTTTGTCGGTCCATGGGCGCGCGCTATCTTGCGCATTCTATCGCCTAGTGTTCGGTTGCTAACGTTCTGCACAGCTCGGTCGGCGTACGCTATCAGTTCTTGCAATAGCGCTTTCATGATGCACCGTGATGCAAAGCGCAATCAAGAGCCGGCTCGTTGTCGTCGACCTTGATATCAACAAGCCCCATAATCTGAAGCTCTATCGCGGCAAACACTTGAGGCTTACCGCAATCCTCACACGTATAGTGACGGGCGTCGGGCTCGTAGACTGTAGCTTCCTCGTTACACGCTAGGCAATAGCCTATATCCTCTGTCATTGCTCTGTCATACTCACACTCAGATAGCAGAATCATATTCACTCCCTTGGTTAGATTCATGAACACCCTACCATACAATGTAACAGATTGTAAACAACTATCTTACCGTATCAAAAATGATACACCTGGTGATTCATCCTCGAGCCATGTATCATTTTTGATGAGCTCAAAATGATACACCCCCATGACAGATTGTCAGCAGCTGTGACATATTGTCAGTGGTGATTCAAAAGTGATACGCCCCGCGCGTGCAGGTGATGGCACCTTAGGCCCCGAGGCCCCGCGCGTGCGAGGTTACGCGCGATTGGCGTCGAGGCTCCGAGGCCTCGCGCCTGATTGGACTCTAGGCTCCGAGGCTTGACACGCTATGTTACCAGACCTCCGCTGGCCTATCCTCAAACATAGGTTAGGCCCTACGTTAGGCCGGCTGGTATGCCCCTAGCTAACTAGGTTTCGGCATTGTGGCCTAACCGGCCTAACCTATTTCGAACACTCTCTCCTATAGGTGGGATATAGTGGCCTATGTAACAGTCTGTATAATATATACTATAATTATGAATATACATTTTAAAGTAGTAGGTTATCCCGGTTAGGCCACGTGACCAAGTCAAGCTTCATCCGAATCTTTCAGCCGGCCCCTCCTGCTGGCCCATCCCCTGAGAAAGGTTATCCCGTAACAATCAGTCACAAACTACCATATCCCGCAGGTGCCTGGTGCTTGCCCATTTTTTTTTCCAACCTGCTTGACACCCATGTAACAATCAGTGTAGTCTGTATGTGAAGGGCGACCTTCTACTAACCAGCTCATACCGGAGTACATCACCATGAACGACTCAACCATGATCAAGATCTCGTGGGACACCACCACCGAGACTCATACCGTAGCTGCGCTTCGCGAGAAGTTTGCCAGCACCAATCTCTTTCACGAGGATGGCACATGGGAGTTGACTGCACCCGCAGCCAAGTCCTACATCCTCACCATGGCATCGCTGGAGGATGTCCTTGACCTGCTCGAAGACGGCGACGAGTGGACGTGCGACAACTGCACTGTCTCGATGGCACCTGTCCTCACTCACGACGAGCAAGAGATGAGCCAAGGCTACCATGGCCCAAGCTTCAAGGACGAAGGCGAGCCCTTCCAGTGGAACGAAGACGGCACGCTCAACAAGTACCCCGACGAGCCGGTGCTCGCCACCACTGGAGGTGCATGATGAACGTCGTCATCGACATCGAACTGGTGCGTCAAGACGGCACCGACTACCAACTCACCGTGGCAGGCCACGTGTGCATGAAGCACGGGCCAGACGTGACCATCGACTACGTGGTGGAGGAAGGGACCGGCAACGTCTTCGATCTCACTGTGTCCGAAGACCAAGTGATGCTCGACGCTATCTACTCAGCGTTCCTAGCAGGGGAGGGCGACCGTGAGTAGTCTAAACGCTCAAGCTGCTGGCCCTCTCAACCCAACATGGGTAGAGTTACTCATGGGGTTTGAGCCTGACCACACGGAGGTGGAGTGATGTGGGAACTGTCATCATCGTCTGACCCACGAGCGCTTCAAGTGGTGGACGGCACTGGGCCCTTCGACGGGCTGGGTCCTCACTACTCCCGGCGCACGCCGGGGAGCAAGACCTTCACCGGAGTAGGACAGGAGGTCGTCCTGGTGAGCGCATGCGGCCGAGCTGTGTGGGCAGTCGTGCGTCAGCGCACACCCTCACGCAGAGGCAGCGGAAGCTCACGCGGAAGGACGAGCGCAGCCGACACCAAGCCTGTCTACGTGTGGCGCAACATGCTCTTCCGAAATCTGGGCGCCGGCCTGTCGTCGGAGCTGATCCGCTCGGCGACCGAGGCTACCTACCGCATCTGGCTGGAGCGCTATGGAGAGATGCCCTGCGAGCGCCTTCGAACGGAGGTGGATGTGAAGAAGGTGAGAAGTTCCAACCCCGGCTTCTGTTACCAGTCCGCCGGGTGGGAGAAGGGCGAGCGCAAAAGAAATAAACTATTTCTATACGCGCCGTCTGCCCAAGAGGTGATACGATGGTCCCCATGATTCGCCACGCAGAAGAAGCTGCCTCGCTCGATGCCTCCGTCTGGTGGACTGACACCCAGAACCTACTGGCGATGCGCACCTTCTCCGACGACCGCGCCAACCGTGGCTACAACTACGACCTGTCGGACCTGGCCGAGGTGGTGTGCCCGGACTCGCGCCACCCGGTGAGGCTGGCCATCCCTCTCCCGCAGGAGCGCTTCTGGGTTCTCTTCGCCGTCACCCTGGTGAACGACGGAGTGTGCCCCTTCACCTTGGTCCTTCCCGCTAGTGTGCTGATGACCTTCAGCGAACTTAGTTCCTGAAGTCAGTTCGAGCTGAGGGTTGGGGGGAGTTCTCTCCCGAGGCTTGGGCTGGCTTCTTGGAGGCGCCATGATTCTACTAGGAGATGGACACAAGGCAGCGCCTGGTGTGCGCGCCGTCTTCGCGGACGCACGTCACCATTGGATTTCACTTTACGACTCAGGCCGAGGGGTCTGGGAAACTGTGCGGGCAAAAGACTGTCCGCTTTATGTACGCATCATTGCGTGGGAACATAGGAGCAGAACGATGACACCGAAACAAACTGTGGTAAACGGCGGAGCCATTTACTTTCACCCGAGCGACGAGCGGGCGCCCGAACTGCTCGACAAGCTGAAGCTCCCCAACCCTGACTACGAGCAGGCCCTTCGCATGCGGAACAAAGGCAAGCGTTGCCCGCTTCCCGTTCCCTACGTCTCCGCCTGCTTTAACCTACCGCTGTCCCACCCGTGGGCTGATGGTGTCATGGCCCCGAGGTTCGCTCCGCTCAACGGGTTCAACCTTGACTTCATCGAGCGGCGCACGGAAGGTCGCCCCATCCCAGCCCACCTGTCCGACAACTACGAGCTGCGAGGCTACCAGCAGGATGCGGTGGACTCAGCCCTACGCAACGGCGCAGGAGTTCTGGTCGCACCATGCGGAGCAGGCAAGACGTCCATCGGCATTGGCATTGTAGCAGCAGTGAGGCAGCGCACCCTCATCTTGGTACACACCAAAGACCTGATGCAGCAGTGGCAGGAGCGCATCGAAGAGTGGCTACCGCAACTGTCGATGGGGTTCATCGGAGGCGGTCGCACCTATCAAGAGGGAGGTGACATCGTGATAGCCACTGTGCAGACACTCATGAACATGCCATGGCAAGAGCTCTACGACCTTGGAAAAGAGTTCGGCCTGGTGATACTGGACGAAGCTCACCACTGTCCCGCCGCCAGCTTCTCGTGGGTCATGACTGCCATGCCAGCCAAGCTACGCTTCGGCCTGACGGCTACGCCTACCCGCGAGGACGGCCTCACCCAGTTCATGTGGTGGACGTTTGGCCCCAAGATATGGGAGATCTCCCACCGCTCACTGCAGCACAACGGGCTCATCGTCGTGCCGTCCTACCACTTCGTCGCCACAGGCTGGAGCCCGGCGGATCCCGATGACGAATACCAGCGGGTGATAACCGAGATGACCATGGACGAGGAGCGCAACCGCGCCATCGTAAAGCTGGTGCATCGATGCGCTGCCGCTGACCGCAAGGTCTTGGTTCTCTCCGCGCGCGTCGGACACTGCGAGCAACTGCACGAGGCGCTCCAAACCCAAGGCGTCGCCTCCGTACTCCTGCTCGGGAAGATGAGCCCCAAGAAAAGAACGGAGGCGCTCGAGGGGATGCGCGCAGGCCAGTACGAGGTGTGCATCTCCACTACAGTGGCGGACGAGGGTCTGGACCTACCGCTACTGGACACGCTGATAATGTGTACGCCCACCAAAGCGCACGGTAAGGTAGAGCAACGCATCGGCAGGCTCATGCGCCCGTACCCTGGCAAGGAGGAGTGTAGAGTGTACGACCTGGTCGACGACTGGGGCCCGTTCTTTCACTCAGCGCGCAGCAGGCGATCGCTCTACCGCATATTATGCATGCCGCGCAAGCCCTTCAGCCTCTCGACGTGCCACTTCACAAACTACGACAGACTATAGGGGGCGCCATGTATTGGGACAACGACGAGTGGGAGGAGAAAAACAGACGCCGCGAGGAGCGTGAAAAAGCTAAGACCTCGGTCGAGTGCCCGGTGTGTAACGCCGCCGCAGGAAGCGACTGTTACGCCAAGGTCAAGCGAGGACACATCTATGTGTTCTCAAACATAGACGACCCCACAACGAAATGGCGCGCGGACGCACACAAGCGACTGCAAAAGCCTCATCAAGAGCGGGTCGACATCGTAAGACCAGACCTGGCCAAGCGGCGGGAGAAGAGCCGCGAGCTTAGGAAGACGGTGGCCGAGCAGGCAGAAGAGGATGCCACCGTAAATGTCAGGTGGGTAGTGGAGTGGATGGATGGACAATGGCCACACTGGGCGCGAGCCGTAGGGTGCGAGACCTGCGGCCAGAAGAAGTCGAAGCCCTGCATTGATAGACGCCTGCCTGGTCAGAGCGTTCCGATCTCCCAAGCTCACGAGGAGAGGGTCCGTCGAGCTGCGCTCTCCATACGCAGGACAGAGCAACGCGAAGCACGTGTGCGCGCCAAGAATAGAAGGGAGAGCGCCATCCGCATAGCCCAAAAGGAAGCGCAAGAGGTTCGCTTTAAGGTAGGCCTGAAGAACGCGCGCAAGAAAGCATACGCCAAGCTGTGCGACGAGGCTCTTGAGATTGCCAAGAGACGCTACGGCGACACCGAATAAAAGGAAAGCCCGACTCCCATCACCAGAGAGCCGGACCCCTAACCTACTAACCAAATAGGAGTGACGAGGGGAACCCGTCCCTCTCACTATACACGGTCTGTAAACAAGCAGCAAGTCCACCAAGCCTAGCGCCTGTTAATGTACGAGTCCATCGCGAGCGCTAGCAGGACTACCGTAAACATCAGGAGCACGACTCCGTCGCCTGGGAAGTCGGGAGGCATCCGCCGATCATATCACGGAATAGCCTCGATGTAACTGAGGCCGAGCTCGGTGAGTTTCCATCCCTTCTGCTTGTTTCCCACTACCATCCCCTTCTTCTGCAGTAGCTCGAGGGTATGCACCGGCCGAAAGAGAACCCCGGTGTAGCTCGAGCGCAGCTCAAGCAAGACCTCACCCTGGCGCGGCGTGATGATCTTCTTAGCCATCGCTATCTTTCTTTGTGCTCTTGTCATGGCTGAGGCCTGTAGACCACGCTGGTGTTCTCCGTCTCGTACACCGTGACTGCCTTAACGTCGGCGCCGAGAGAGATCACTGCGAACGAGAGGCACTCGTAGATCCATTGCGCTAGTTTCTCAGCGGTGGGGTTAGGCATGATATCGTTGAGACACCTATGGTCTAGGCTCTTGCGGATTGCCTCTGTCTTTTCCTTCACCTCCCCGCTGTCAGCGAACCAACCTTTTGCCGGGTCGAGTTCGGGTTCGCCGGGCTTTGCCCCCGATACTGTGGTGACAGTCACCTTGTAAGAGTGACCATGCATCCTCCCGCACTTGTGTCCCTCGGGCACGTTCGGTAGGTAGTGAGCACACTCTAGGTTGAAGTTAACATTCAGTTCAAAGCTACGCATTGATTCTCCTTAAGCACGAGTTGCATACCCCGCAGGGTAAGTTGTTTTTCTGAGGCGCATAGCAGGACCATGTCTTGCCCAGGTCTGCGCCATATCGGCTAGCCATCTTTACTATCTGTGTTGCCGTCTTGCCGATGAGCGGAGCGACTATGCTAACGTCGCCAGTGCATCGGTTGAGACCGGCGAAAAAACCTGGCCGGCAATCCTCATAGTCATCGAAGTCATCAGCTGTTGCTCCGAACCAGACCTCCTTCAACCCATGAGCCTGAGCAAACATGGTCGCTTTCGCTAGCATGTTGAGGTTGCGAGCTGGCACAACGCGAGCCCCCTTACCCGGCTTAACATTCATCTTCTTAAGAGAGAGCAGGAGTATAAGAACCTCGGCCCATCTCACGCCAAGGTTGTCTGCTATCGCTTTGGATGCAGCTCGCTCTTGATGCAACGCCTGCTGCCCGTAGTCAAAGAAGATGCATAGCCCTAGCCTATCACCTGCCATGTGCGCGAGAACAGCGGAGTCCAACCCACCGGACAGGCACACTAATACCTTATCGTCTTTCATTTTCTTCCCCATTACCAAATCCCTAGCGTTTGTTGTTTCTGTAGCGCCCTTGTCCATCTCTCAAGCAGAGGCGCGGTCTTGGAAAAGATCGATGCACTGGTGCCGTCGACACTGTCAGCTTGGGCAGCCCGGCAGATAGCCAGCCGGCGCCTGGTGTTAACGCGTAGCACGTGAAGGTGGCACCCCTTCTCTTGGGCCAGTCGCCCCCACTGCGGGAGGGTGCGCTCCTTGAACGGAGTCGAACCACCCACTGCCAACCCGACCTCTGGGCCCAGGTGAGGTTCCAAGTGGACCGGAAGCATCCCGTCCTGTACAGCGATCAGAACCGGGCACGCGTCCCAGGTAGGGAGCCAGCGGAGAGAGGCCTCGAGCGACCGCAAGCCGCCGCACACGATGTCAGGCGCAACGATCCAGTCGGCGTCGGCGCCGAGCGCGGAGCTCATCGACTCAAACGCACCCCAGTCGAAAGGCTCCCCGCGCTGGGCGCAACCCCATGCTCCGTTGTCGATAGCGAAGGGGGCAGCGGTCCCGTCGACCCACAGAGGAGGGGCTTCTCGATAGGTGTCGGGGGTTACCAGGATTCTGAACCCGTGCTTCTCAAGCGCTTGGATGTTGCGCCGGCCGTGCGTTTGTGAAGCGTAAAGAATCATAACTGCCTAGACGGCGATGCCTGCGTGCTTGTCGAACGACACCGGAAGTTCCTCGGGAAGATGCCAGAAGTACAGGCGCTTGTCCAGAACCCGACGTCTATGGCGCGTGCAGCCTAGCCTGCGCAGCATGTCGCCCAGCCTCATCTGTGCCTGCTTGTTCATCTGGTATGGGTGAAGCTGCAAGGCCTCACTTAGTGCGTCCTGGATGGTGAAGGGATGGCTGCGGTCGTGCAGCCACGGAAGGATGAGTTGTTCCCACGGGTCGTCGTTCTCGTACTTCTCGTGGGTAGTGTTGAGGGTTTCCTCGGCGCTTCCAGTCAACCACCAGCGCTCGCCTGACCGGTACATAGCGACAGCCTCCCCCCATAACTGGTCACGGTTCTCCGCTATCCAGGTGAGGTCAATCTCCCCTACCTCGCACGGCCAGTACCTGCGGTTGCCTGTGACGTCGCTCAGGAAGCTGGTCTCGTTGGTGGTGCCTGCAAAGACAACGCGCCGCTTGATGGTCACCGCATGGCGCCCGTAGGCAGGGCGGTAGGTGTCGTGCTGGGCAGAGAGGAAGGCCTTGACTGAGCTGTGCGCTGTCTTCTTAATGGAGTCGAGTTCTGCTACCTCGTATATCCAGGTGCGCCTGATCTGAGTGTAGGCGTTAGCGGACCCGAAGTCCATGGGCGTATCGCTGAAGTACTCGGCGCCCGCCAGTGTGCGTAGAGCCGTCGACTTCTTGGCACCCTGCCTGCCTATCAGGATGAGGACGGTGTCCGCCTTGCATCCAGGCTGCAGCGCACGGGCTACTGCTTGAATCATCCAGCGCCTGCCTATCTCTCTGTTCAGCGATGTGTCCCCGGCCTTCAGGCCATCGGTTAGCCAGCGGTCGATGCGCTCCTCCCCGTCCCACTCAACCCCATTAAGGTAGTCGTCCAGCGGGTTCCTCTTGTTCTCTCTGGCGATGAGCCGCGCGATGTCCGCTACCTTCTGAGGACTGAACCTAGCTGCGTAGACTTCGTCAATCCATAGAGAGAAGCGGGTGTCGTCGGTGTCCTCGTACTCTCGCTCGTCGATCATCAGGCAGCCCTTGAAGTCGTCCTCCCAGATGCGCCCCTTCCATCGCTCGTCGTTCTTCATGATGATGTAAAGATTGCGCGAGGTGGACTTTGGTATTCCTATTGGAACCCCGTCGCTGTTCTTTACCTGCTCGCACAGGTCGAGCACCGCCTGCTCGGGTCCTCCCGCCGGGGTGTCGCTTACCCGAGCTCCGGGCGCACTCATCCTGAACCACCACTTCATAGGGTTGCGCGGGTGGCCGTGCCCCTTGGACGTGCAAACTAACAGCACACCGGAGCGACCCTTACGCAAGAAGGCAGAGCCTGGCGACGAGCCTTCCTTGTAGGGGCAGCAGCCCTTCAGCTTATCTCCTAGCTTGGCGGTGTCACCCCACTCGAAGATGCTTACGAAGTTGTCATCGCAATCGATGAACTCGCAGTCCCCCTCCCGTCGCTCTCCAGGTGCGTCGCTCTTCTCTCCCTTGAGGACGCTGTCTACGTCCAGGGGCTGCTCATCCCCTTGGTAGTTGACGACGTGTCGGTACGCAGCCGCGTGCTCGGGGGCTGCAGCAGGCATGAACCAAGAGCGAGAGGCGTCCTTACAACTGGGGTCAGGCTCAAGACCTGCTTCCTCGCAGCGACGCATAGCCCAGCGGACGAGCTTGCCATGCTCCTCAACGGAGACAGGCCTGCTCAGTGCGACGATGACCCGGGCGTGAGGCTTCTGTTCTGTGTGCGACCATGTCGTGTGGACGCACATAAGGTTGTCGGACCACAGCTCCTCTACGTCATCGACGGGAGCGTTGCCGTCGAAGTCCAGACACAGAGCGAAGACTGCTTCGACGTTCTTGTTTCCCCGTGTCGTGCCATCCTTTAACTTGACGGGCGACCACAGAGGTAGGTCCTGCTTGCGGGTGAAGTTGAAGTTCGGGCGCTTGGCTCTTGCTTTACTCACCCACCCCATGGCTGGGTAGTCTTCGCAGAACTCGTCCCATGACATGGTGCGGGTGCCTGCAGGCAGGGCGTTATTGAGGCGGGTATAGATGGTGATGGTTAGGTTCATGAGTGGTTAGCTCCTGGTAGGTTAGAGGGAAGAGAGGGTAACCTCCACGCAAGGCCCTTCGTTTTTGCTGGCGTAGAGTTTTTCGATATACATCTGGACGATGGTTTCGTCACGACGAACGATACCGGCGAGTTGCAGACTGTCAGCGACAATCTTAAGTATATTGTCTGCGTCCGGTTTTGACCCACAAAAAAATCTCTCCTGGGGATCCTTCTTCCGGAGTAGCCTCTTTGGCCTAGGCATTACAGCTACCACCTCAAGGCGGCACATGCCGTCGAACGGGGCGCTGCCGTCCCATGCATGACGTCCTAGCATGGCGCAAGCCCGCTCCCACTCCGCCGTTCCCTTTGGAGTGTAGGCTCTGCCTGTAGCGCGAGCAAACCTTGGGCGCCCCTTTCCTACTGGCGGTCCCGGTATAATGAAGCGCAACTTAAAGGGTTCCACGTAGCACCTCGAGAACTCGGTTGTCAGGCATATCCAGAGCCGTGACCAGCGCCATGAACTGGACGATGGAAGGCTGCCTGGTTCCCTTCTCCCAGAAGGAAAGCGCAGGTCGCACGATCCCTCCGACGTCAGGGTGGGTGTCGTTACATTTCTCTATGACTTCGTCCTGGGTCATCCCTTGTTCTTTCCGGGCCCCAAGCAACGCAATAGCTATTTCATTCATAGTACCTCCTTCACAAAGTGTAACATAATCATGTAACAGTTTGCAACAAGTAACAACTTGTGCTACTCTCTTTATGTGAGAGAACTACTAACCAACCAAGAACTATAAGGAGGCTTCATGCCTGCTGATGAGCGAGCCGCGTGGCTTGAAAAAAGAAGACGCTTTGTCTGTGGCACCGACGTGTCGCGCATCATGGGGGCCAGCCGTTACGGTGGTCCTATCGATGTGTACTTAGAGAAAAATAACCAAGCCAAGAAGAAGAAGCAGACCGACGTTCAGGCTCGGGGTCATATCTTGGAACCTGCGCTGATGAACTGGTACGCCCAGAAGAGTGGGCACGAAGTCCTTCACCCCGAGCAGTCCATCATCGAAGGCGTCACTGCTTGGCACGGCGCTAGTCTCGACGGCTACGCCCGCACTGCAGACATTGACTACGTCGTAGTGGATGCCAAGACCTCACGGGACCGAGAGCAATGGGGAGCCTCCGGCAGTAGCCGCGTCCCTATTGAAGTGGAGATACAGATGCGCTGGTACATGCCCATCTTGGAGCAGTACCTTAATAAGATTGGAGTCGACGGCTCTTGCGGACGCGCTGTCTTGCCCACCTACTTTCCTTTGCAGGATGAGTTCTGTCTCTTCTATGTCAACCGTGATCTAGAAGTGGAAGAGCGTATGGTGAAGGTCATCGATGAATGGTGGGAGCGTCACATCATCAGCGGCAAGCGTCCTCAGATAGACGGAAGCAAAGGGGCAGCCATGCTACTGGAGTCCACCTACGAGTCAGACCAGGGCGTGCCTAAGCGCGCGGCAACAGATACTGAGGCCACCCTTGCGCGAACTCTAGCTGACGTTAAGGATCAGATGAAGTCACTAGACCAGCAGAAGAGACTCATTGAGAACCAGCTCAAGGAAAGCATTGGCCCAGCCAAGGGCATCTTCAACCCCACCTTCAAGGTGTCGTGGGGATGGCAGAGGTCGGCAGCTCGGCTCAACACCTCGCGTCTCAAAGCTGAACGTCCCGAACTCGTCGCCGAGTATACCGAGCGTTCGGAGAAACCTATCCGTGTCTTTAGAACAACCTTCAAAAAACTGATTGAATAGGAGTCATTATGAATACCGAAGGAATCATTAGTATACATGGGAACAACTACGTTACCGTAGCCCGTCGCGTCTACGACTTTCGTCAAGACCACCCAGCCGAAGAAGGCTGGGCTATCACGACGGATATCATAGCACTCGACAAAGAGACGGTAGTCATGAAGGCCTCTATCATTGCGCCGAACGGCACGGTGGTAGCGACAGGCTTTGCCGAAGAGAACCGAGCCTCTTCTCAAGTCAACCGTACCTCGGCTCTTGAGAACTGCGAGACGAGCTGTATCGGCCGCGCGCTCTTTGCTGCCACTGCGGTAGGCTTCGCAGGCAGTAGCCAGTACGCCTCGGCAGACGAAGTGCAGATAGCTATAGCCCAGCAGACAGCCTCGACTCCTGTAGCCCAGGCCGCGCCTACTAACGGGGCTGCCCCCCTGTGTCCGCAGTGCGGCGGACCTATGTGGGATAACCGGGACAGGCCGACTGGTCCTGACTGGAAGTGCAAGGCAGGCAAATGGAATAAGGAAACCAAGACAACTGACGGTTGCGATGGTGTTCACTGGAAGCATGGCGACGTAAGCGCGATGCCTGTGAGTGTAGAGAAAGTACTGGACGCGGCCGAAGAGGCCTTCGACTCGGTGCCGTTCTAATGGGCGCGCTCATCGTACTGAAGACATTCGATGGTGTCATCGTGGTGCCGCGAGAGAACGTCTCGTACATTACTGGTCACACCAATACGACTAACACCAGCAGTGTCACGTTCTTAGACGGCTCCCGCATGCATGTAGAGGAGCCGGTAGACAAGCTGCTCGGTCGAGTGTGGCCTTCTATTCCGCAGCCTACCATCTTCTTGGCCAAGAACACCAGGTTAATCCCGGGAGAGGAAGCGCCTTGCCAAGACTACGATGACCCAGAGCCTTCGCTGCTGGAGGTTGAGCAAGAGATGCTAGAGTGCGACCTGGGTCGGGGATGGATTGTCGAGCGCTACAAGGGCAGATGGCGCGCGACTACCTCCCTACTCGGGGACCACCAGTCCATTGTGGTGTCGGCCACAACAGGCGGAGTGCTTGAGACTGCACGAACTTTGGAGCGAGACGCGATGAAGAACACAGCGGGGGACACTGCGTAAGCGGTGTCTGGACGCAGTCGTTCTGGGGCGGCTGCGTCCTACCCTGCCGATTTCAGGAGAGCCTGGAAGATAGGAGCTCCGGCTCCGCCTGCAAGCGCAGCGCCGCCTACCAAGAAGAACATCTTGGTGATCTGGGCTTGGATGTTTACGCATGTCTTCTCGATGTCGGCCACGTTGGTGCGTAGTTCGATGATAGACTCGACTTGCTTGTCGCTGCGCTCTCTTAGATAGCGCAACTCCTCGAGCAGGAAGTCATTGGTTGCCATCGTCGTACCTCTCCCACGCTACATAGGACCCGTCTTTCTTCTTTAATAATAACTGACGTCGGTTCTTTTTGCGAGTGGTATGGCTGATATGGATGTGGCCTGTGGTCTCTTTATACCAGATGGCCTGGTCAACTGGCCAGTCCATACCAACCATTCTAACTATGTAATCCCACACTTCTGCTGTATCCACATCCGGGCAATAAAAATCACAAGCCTCGGCAGTGACATGTTGACTAGACTTTGAGCCACCAACGGTTCGGTTAACGTATTTATCCCTGAACCCAGACGTTATCTCAACAGGTCCGAAGCGGTCGCGGATAGGCTGAAGGATAGCAGAGCAGAGAGCCAGCACACGCGGGACGTAGTGGGCAGGCAAAATGTTAGTTGCCTCTACGCTCGTTACCTCGAACTCGTCGGTGCTGAAGTTAGGGGTGAGCTTCTTCTTCTTAGAGCGGGACGTCATCGTCAGCGCCAATCAACTTCGTCGCCGGGGTACTTGTTGAGCGTGCCGTCTTCGTTCCACTGGAAGGGCTCCTCCTTCTTCTTCTTAGGTTTCCCTGGCTCGTTCAAGGCCTCCTTTTTCTTTTGGTAGTCGGCCTCTTTCTTGGGCGTCCAGTCCTCCACCTTGGCTTCATCGAGCACCGCCTGCTTGTTCGCCTTCTCCTTGCGCCGCGCGAACCAACCCTTCTTCTTTGGCTTCTTGGGTGCGCGGTCAGGAAACTTAGCATGGTATTCCTTGAGCCACGTTTCCTGCTCGCGGGGTGAAAGGGCTTCGAACTCTTCCCTCCATTTGGAGATTGACTTCTCAGGCTTTGGCGGCGCTGCAGGCTTCTCGGCCTTCACCTCAGGCTTCGGTTCGGCCTTGGCCTTAGGCCGGGCGCCCATCTCCAACTCTTCGGGGGAGAGGGCTTGCCAAGAGGCCATCTTGTCTTTGGCATCCTGAGCCTTCTGGGCTGCAGCAATCCCCTCCGGTGAGCGAGAGTACTCGGTGATGTCGGCCCAGCTCTCCTCGAAGGAAGGCGCAGTGGTGGCGCGCGGAGGCGGAGGAGCCCCCTTCGCTATCTCTTCTTCCAGGGCGGAGATCTTATCCACCGCCATCCCTTTAACCTGGCCCATCTGCCCTTCGGGGAGCGCTCGCTCGCGCTTCAGCCACGCCTTAGCGTGGGCCAGTTCCTCGACGGGGGTTCCTTTAAAATCAAAGAGTTCCTTGAGGCGGTCCTCCGGCTCCGGCACGACCGGGTAACCCCGGGGAATCACTCCGCCCTTGTTCAACTCCTCCGCCCGTTCTTTCTGTTGCTCCTTAACTTGACGAAGAGTATCTCTCGTACTTCCACCGTATTCAGCAGTGTCTATCGCCTCGAGTTCCTCAGTTGTTTTTCCTTTTCCCCGTTGGTGGGCGACGACGTCGGTGCGCGGGACAACTTCGGTCCCTGACTTGTGGACAGCGCTGGCCCCCATAGGGATATCTGGGTCATACGTCCAGTCATGCTTAAGCAGCGCGTTCTCGGCGGCGGCATTTCTGTTGGCTTTAATAGCGTCGGGCCCCTCTACCTTTTTTAAAACGCTTGACCCGGCCTGCCTTCCGTAGGGTGTGGGGGTGAAGTCCGCCACCTCAGGCCTTGCAAGCGCCGTCTTCTCCACATCCGTCACGACCTGGCTGCTTTCCTCTAGCGCTTCTCGCTGCGCCGCGTTCAGCGCTGGGTCGGAAAGCGTCTCCTCAAGCTGCTCCCGATACACAGGGATAGCCTCGGGGTGCTCCCGCAGCGTTCTATCTAAAGCGTCCCTTGCGATCAGGTCGAAGTCTGCATCCGCCCCGGCACGCAGGACTGCTTCGGCCACCTGATTTTTATAGAAGGTACGGACAGGGCCGGTGAAGGGAAGCAGGACCATGCCCATCCCCATCATGGCTACACCAGGGTGTCCCTCACCCTTAGCTGCAGCCTTAATAGCATCGATGGTGAACCCTACGTCCAATAAAAACTCAACGGCTGGGTTGGAAAGGCCAAGGACCATCTCTTGGGCGAAGCTCATCCCCCGGTCTCCCCACTGCTTTTGAGCGCGCTCCACCAAGGAAGGCATCCCTGAGCCCATGTAAGTGAGTGGCTTATGCACCCCTCTCCTCTTTAGAATCTCCTCCGCTTCGGGCACCCGCGCCATGCGTCGCGCCAGGTCCTGCGCCTCTGACTCCTTGAGGCTGACGATGGTCTTCTCGTCCAGGCCGTTAGCCAGGGAGACCATATCCATGCTGCTGAAGTCGATGTCCTCGCGCTCGGGGACCTCCTGCGGCATCTCCCACTGGCGGTAGGCGGTGGGGTCTGACTGTCCGTAAGCCATTACTTACCTCCCTTCTGGGACTGACGAGCCCCATTCTTTGCGTCGCGTGCAGACAGGTCGGCGCGACATGTCTTCAGTTCCTCCTCTAAGAAGAGCGTCTTCTCCTGGAGCTTGGCGTGGTCAACTCTCAGCTCGGTGACAGACTCAGGCTCGATGGTTACCCCGAGCATAGAGCCGCTCCCTACGAGGCCTGCACAGAGGAGGAGGCCTGCGCCGAGCGCCTTAGGATCTTTTGTGTCTATCTGTGCCATCGTTATCTTCCTTTAAGACCTTGAGAGTTGCCTTCTTCTTTGCCGCTTTACCTTCCTCCTGCCACCGCTTTGCCATGGCAGGCTTGTTGGCGTACATCCACCGTCTCTGCTTATCGCTCTGAAACGGCATCCTGTTTCTCCTGGCGCTTACGCACCCTCTTCGCTCTCTTGCGTAGTCTTGCCGCTCGTTTGTCGTTCCCATTCTCCGCTGCCTTCTCAGCCCGGGCTAGTATCTTGTCAGGGCTAGGCTTAAGAAGAGGCATCAGAGCGCGCAGAATAGCCTCTATGGCAGGCCCGTCGCCTCGCTCTAGGCTCGCGCCTAGCGGGCCCCCTACGAGGGCCCCTAGAGGCAATAGCGCATCAATGCTGTCAGCTAGTAGCTCGAGGCCTCGGTCAGGCTCGATGCCTTCCTTCTCCACGAACTCCTCGACAGCGTCCACCGCTACCGCTTCTATCTCTTTCTTGATGTCTTCTGGTAGGCTACTCATCGTCTACAGCCTCCGCTAGCGCAGTGCCAGCTTTCCATGCTTCACCGAAGTCAACCAGACCTTGAGCTCCGACAAGACCTAAGACCATTGTGGTGATCGAGTTAAGTGCTGCCTCATCAAGAGGGGCACCAAGTAAGTTAACAGTTGCTACAAGCAGGATTGCTGCCGTAGTCAGTAACAACTTACGTGACAGAAACTTTTTCATAGCTCTCTCCTTTAGGGGTAAGCCCCTCCAAACATATAAACTCTAGCTAGCCATTTGGCTGTGTCCACGCACATGACGGCAGTTCCCAGCGTTGGGAGCCCTAACTCGTTACCTATGAACAGCGCTGGTCTGAGGTCGGTCACATCCAGGTCTCCCGTGGCATTCTCTCCAACGGAGTTCCAAGTTCGGAGAACAGGCAATGGTCCTATCCAGTTTCCCCATGAGTTCTGGGAGGTGGGGAAGGTATTGGGACCGCCCACTAGCTGGATCGTTATTCCGTCCACGTCTGCAATGCCTAGTGTCCCGGCTCCGTAGGCGTAACTGGCAACACTAGGCCCTGGCAGGGCTGTAGTAAATGATCTCCAGTCAGTAACAGGAGTCCCGGTCCCAAACTCAAGTCTCTGAGAGACATAGCGAGGTTGCGGTGCGGTAGTTAGGTCCGCCACCAGCATGCCTGGAGTGTTCCCCAGGGCAGCAGGGGTGAGGCGCACGCCTTGATTGACGAAGACGGCATTGGTAATAATCCATCCACGCTGTGCTGCTTTAGGGATCGGCGTAGCTGTCCCCGGCACGGAGATAGGATAATGAAAAGGAGTTGCCTTACAAACGACGGCGAGACAATCGTGAGGTAGCAGGGTGCTGCCTGGTCCTGGCGTGAGCGTGACTGCTCCCGACGCATCTTCAAGCTCAAGGACACCGTCCGTAAAGAGGGTTGCCTTGCGGCTCCCGAGAGCACCGGCACCTTGGACTTCCCAGAGAACACCACCCGCCACATTGTGGGTAACATCACCGGGCCCTGGAACATCCCCGGCGAACCCCATGTTCATGAAGTAGAAGTCGTTCCAACTGTCTTGGGTGGGAGCCATGATGCGCTCGTATCCGCTGGTTGGAGTACGTCGAGCCGTTGTAAGAAAGGCCCAAGGGCCTGCTGGTGGAGTGGTGCGGGTGTTACTCATGGTGAGATACCCCTAGACTTAATCCATCTATATTGCCAGTTAGTGATGACGGCGCTAGTGCAGGTTGATCCTGGCGTCTGGTTGTTATGAATCCCCGCGAACGGAGAAAACCCATCGCCACCTGGAACCCAAGTGGGCAGCCAGATTCCTGGTCCCAGAATAAGTATAACCACATTGGGGGTTCCTACGGGAAAGTATGCATTCTCTTGGGGGATCTCCAATGACCACTCAGTTGCGTAGTCGCTGGAGTTCTCTACAAAGGGCTGTAGCCGCGGAGACGCGGGGAAGGTAAGAGGCTGTCCGCTAGGAGGAACCCAGCTATTCGGCCACTTGCCGATGTTGCAGCACCTCTCCCACGTAGCCCCTAAGTTTTTGGCACCTAATCCTACCCAGGACCTGTCACTATAGATGCCTCCACCTGCATACGGAAGGCCACTTCTATAGCCGTAGTGACCTAAGATAATGGAGGTATCCTGGTCCGCAACAGGGGTGCCCCCTCCGGTTCCTTGAATCATCCCTGCCACTTCAGGCTGTCGCCACACTAGAGAACGCACGTTCGACGGTCCTATTTCGGGTGGGTAAACCATGCGCTGGACGATGTCTACGCCTGCGCTAGATGTGGACTCCTTCGCAGTGAGCCGAAGCCCGATGCCGCTAAACACCGGGTCGTAGACACCTGAGGTAGTAGAGACATCATAGATCGCTGTGCTCGTGCCTGTTGTATCCACGAACTCAAGTTCACCACTCTTCCAAAGAGTAATGTGCTTCTCCGCTCCCACAGGCTGAGGGTTCTGACCCACTCTCCAGTGAGACCCCGCAGGCTGCGTAAGCTCTGGAGTGGCAGGGTTGGGCACACCGAAAGCCTCTGTCCCCGGCGTGAAGGGAATGGTCAGGTTTATCCCAGCAGGCTTGTCATCAGCGAAGCCCAAGTTCATGAAGTAGAAGTCCTTCCAGCTATCGTCAGCCATCCTTACTACAGGAATCCATGTGTCATCGCTAGGCGTAACTCTTGTTACACGCTGGTTCGGTGACGTTCGGTATGGATGTCTGGGAGCAGGAATGGGCATTAAGCACAGGCCTCGAAGTCGATGCTCAAGTTGATAGTATCGACGGCAGCATTGTTGGTTGTCACAGCGATATAAAGAACAGGCAACGGCTCGCTGGTTGCTGGGTCGATAATGGTATCGGCGATCTCGAAGACGTCCTCCAGGCTGTCGATGTTGGTCGGAGTTAGGGCATAGGCCAGGATTACCGGGAGCCCGGTACTCACACCCGTCTGCTCACGCACCTGAAGGGCGATCTGTGTACCGACTGAGCCTGCGGCGAACTCTGCTCGGACACGCCTGATTCGGCCTTCTGCCGGGCACGTGAACTGCGCCTCGGTGTAAGCGGCGTTGCTTGCTGTTACGCTCCCGGTCGTTCGGGAATATATCTGTACGACTTGTTCTCTACCCATCAGACTCTCCTAGCTAAAATATGTACCGTGGATGCGACGCTCTTTCCGAAGCTCTTAACTCGCAATGCGCCGCCAGCGCTGACACGCCGAGACCCAGAGGTGAGCCTGCTACTCCGTACAATATCATCTTCTTTTTTATTGTTAAACTCCATCTTGTCAGAGATGGTTCCTTTTCCGTTGAAGACTTGGACGTAATCGCTTGCCGCCCCGAGCGCTTTGCGCTTAACAGCCCATGCGTCCACCACCTCGACATCGAAGGAGAAAGGCCCTATTTGGTGCGTGCCCGCCTCTTCCACGTCCACCGAAAACAGGAACGGCGACGGAGCCACGAGCTGCGGCGCTGAAGAATCGAAATCAAATGAGATTACTCCCGAGTCAATCACGGTTCCGATGCGCCTTGTCACCATACCTTCCCCGGTAGAGAAGGCAAAACCTCCAGGTTCACCAAGAAAAACAGGTGCCCCTACCTCAGAGCCTTGGGTGTCCAAGCCTTTCACGATCCTCCAGGGTTGAATCCAGAGAGCTCGCTTCTCAGCCCCTGCAGTCCGTGCGATAAACAGTCGCCCTGTTGCTAGCTCTTCAGATGAGGCGCAGGCCCTGCGAACGAGAGCCACGTCTCCGGTGTACCCACAGATGAGGACGACGTCGTCCATCTCGATGTCTTCTTCTGCGAGGACCCTCAGGGTCTCGTAGGGGTTTTGGTCCTTTATCGGAATAACTCCAGGTGCGATTCTTGCCATGTCACTTCTCCCTTTTAAACTCTTTTGCGATGCGTGTGCGACGGAGCGCCTCTTCGCGGCGCACCTCCTGCTCTACAGACTGCTTGGCTTCTCTGACGCCGAATGTCAAATCCCTGAAGGGATCTTTGTACCGTGGCTGCAGTCCCAACAAGGTGAGGAGCATCAGCTCGACTCCCTTCCCCGTGTCCTTTTCCCAGCCAGGATTGACGTAGGCTGAGACGTGGTGAGGAATCTGCGTTCCGATCATAGGGATAGCCCGGACAGTGTTGAGGATAAGCTTGTTCTGGCCGGATAGGTACAGGCGCTGGTCTTCGTCGGTCTCGATGGTTCCACCTGCACCCAGGCGCTTGAGAGCGATCACCTCGCCAGGCCGCAGGTAGGCGCGTCCGCCGCCAACGTAGTGGGTTCCGCGCGACATGCTTTTGAAATACAACTCCAGCATGCGGCCAATAACCGGCATCCCGAGCCCTGCGATGGGCTCCGTCACGGCCTTCGAGACGACGCCCTCTGACACTGGTACGCCTGCCGCAGCAGCCATGACTGAAGTCATGCCGACAGTGAGCCCTAGCATCATGTTGGTCAGGTCGAGCGGCGTAAAGGGCGGCAGGAGAACATCCTTGTACGGGCGGTCGAGCCCCCATTTCTTCTGGTAGGCCTTGTCATAGTCCTCGATTGGGCGCGACCACCATTGCGGTCTGGCCTGCTGCCACCAGAAGCGCATGTCCCTGAGAGCAGCGTCGCGGTACTCTTCGTCGCTCTGCGCTTGGTGCTGGTCTCCCATTCCTTCGTACCAGTAGTTGATCTTGGGAGGTGCCTTGACGGCTTGGCCCATCTGGCGCACCCGGGCGATTGAGCGCGTTGGGCGAATCAGAGCTCGGCTAATCGACTTAGCTGACGGCGCAGTGAATGCCTCGGATAACACCTCGAAGGAACGAATGGCAGCCAAGCGGTAGAAGCGGTAGAAGGTAGCAATCTGAGGAAGAAGCAACGTCTGCTCTGCCTGAGAGAACGGAGCCTTCCAGTCGTACAAAGCTTTATGCAGGGCTTCGCGCGCCTGGTCCCTGGTCTTTCCCTTGTGCAGCATCTCTAGGTAGAAGGCCACCCGCTGGCGCTGCTGTACGAATGTGGCGTGTTGGATGATTTTATTCTGCCAGGACGAGAGACCTTCGCCTCCCTTCACCCAGTTAAAGAACGGCTCGCTGTCTCCCACTCCCTTTTTGAGGATGTTCTTTTTTACGCTTTCGGTAATGAAGGTGTCGAGCACACCATCTTTGGCCATCCAGTCTCTTACCTCTTTCACGCTCGCCATGGTTCCGTCGCCCAGCCGAATGAGTTCGTCGCCTTCTTTACGATAGAACTTGGCCAGGTTGGGGTTGAACATGGCGTTCATCCATGTGCCTAAGACAGGAACCCCTTCGTTGGCTTCCGAGAACTTAAGCAGCGCTGCCTGGACTTGGCGGCCGTAGGGCAGGTTAGTCGGTAGATTCTGAAAGCTAAGTTTAGCAGCCGTGCTCAGGCCTGCAACTTCCCACATCTGAGAGAAGTCTCCGAAGACATTGTTGTTCCAGTATCTGGGGTTAGGGACGATTATGCCCGTAGTCAGTGAGCCTCGATAGAGCTGCAGGTATTTTAGCAGTGCCTGCCCAGGGCCGGTGCTCATGATGTCCGAGGGTTTCTCGGAGCGGATAGCAAGGCTCTTAACGATATTGCCCATGCGCGCGTTGATGGCGTCGTAGAGCTTGGTTGGCACGTGGACTGCCACGCCTTCCGAAGTGGTGGTTAGATGTACGAACTCGTCGATGGTCTTGCCCATCCCTTTCACGGCTCGGTACTCTGTCTGGAGAAAGGGCTTGCCCCACTCTGCGAACGAGTCCAATGTCCGCTGGACGCCTCCTGTGATATCCTTCGCCTCGCCTCGAATGAGACGGTTCATGTCGGCCGCTAAGTCAGGAGGCATCCCTCCGATAGTCTTCACGACAGCATTGCCTGAGGCGTCCAATACGGCTGCGTGCGCCAGGGCCTGGGTAGCAAAAGACCAAGCCTTGTTGTCCTGCATGGTCGCGCTGCCTAAGCCGCCAAACTGGACCTCTCCTCTCATCCTTCCTTTCCTGAAGCGGGGGTCTAGCCCTGCCACGGCGTCACGCGGAGACATCGCGTAAGGAGGCTTCGCTCCGAGCCTGATGGCGTCTAGCTGGCCAGGGCCTACACCACTGGCGGTTATGGCCTTAAGGTCCTTCATGAGGGAGGTAAGAGAGAACTCTTGACGCGTCCCGGCAGCCACCTCGTCGAACTGCGTCTTTAAAAGAAGGGCTGTTACGTCTTCAAGAAAGCTTGCATACTTAGGGTCGGTAGGTTTGTGGTCATCAATCCAGGCTCGGGAAAGGGCTGACAGGGCGTCTGAGTCCCGGCCGGGAGCCTTAGCCGCTGCGCCCTCCAATACCTCGGCGCCGTTAAGCAGCTCGTCCAAGCGCTCATTGACGCGCGGGTTGGAGAGGATCTGCCGGGCGGCCATCTGCATGGGGACTTCGTCACCGCGGTTCATGATGCTCGGGATATTGGCTAGCTTGAGTGGGGTGTTGGTAGTGAAGTAGGTGTTCAGGAGCTTAGTGTACCCCTCGGTGTCGGTCTTGTGCATCTGGTAGAGGAGGCCTAACTCTTGGTCGATGGCCCCATCGGTTTCAAGAGCTACCTTAAAGATTCCGCGCACGCTCTTCTTAATCGTGCCGAGCCGAGACTGGGTAGGCTTCCACAAGTCCATGACACGTCGGACATTCTGCCTGAACGTGCCTGCCATGCTGCTTATCCTTCCGCCAGGAGCGAAGGCCTCGTCCATATAGGCGCGTCCTAGTTCCTCCCCTTTAATAGTCAGGCCTCCATCGGCCGACTTCAACGTAAGGGATTCCAAGGAGTCTCGAAGCCTGCTTAGATCCTCAGGCTTTATTCTCTTGGTGCCTCCGCCGCTTAGTAAGTCTCCCAGGAAACTTGCATACACGTCGCGTGCCTCTCCATCCACGGTCCCTCGCCGCAGAAACTCCTGGACGACGTCGGCTCCGTGCTTGTTTATAATCTCGGCCTGGAGCTTAACCGTGTCCACCACAGCCGTTCCGTCGTTACCCGAGCCTATCACGGCACGCGCCAGAGGGTTGGAGTCTCCGGCCAAGTCGCGCGCCACGCGAAAGTTTTCCATCGTAAGGGTGAGGCTGTCCCTGAGGTCTTTGGAGATGCTCGTGCTAACCCCGAAGAAGTTGGCTAGCTTTTCGTTTCGCACGAACTCTGGCCTCACCTTGGCGATGAGCGCCGCCTTCTCCGCCACCTCGGCGCTGGCCTCCTCGCTCTGCTTGGCTAGTTGCTCAAAGGCTACCTTCGACCTGGTCTGTTGGGTGTCAAGGGCTCTCGCTGTCTTTACAAGTTTGCCTGCAGCGATCTGTGCAGCCCTGCGTGGGGCGGCCTCCGTAATGAGCTTTGTTACTAGCTTCTTATAGTTAGGGTCGCCAGGCTTCATGCGCTTCAAGACTTTTATCATGGCGTCGAAGCCGGGGTTGGCGACCTTCCCCACAACGCCGCTTCCTTTTCTCTTGAGGGCTTTGGCCCCAATGATTTCCCTGGCCTTCTTAATGACCTCCTCGGCGCTTAAATCGTTAGCCTTTTCTCCCATCATAGAGGCGTCAGATAAAACGTCTCTAAAGCGCGTGAGGTCTTCGTCCGCTAAGGCTTTGGCTTTGGCGATGGCTGCCTTTTCCATCGAGGCTTCGTCTGCCAGCACACGCACCGTAGCTTGCGCCCTGTCGCGGACGGTCTCGGCTTTGGCCAACACTCCCTTGCTGGTAGCGAGCCGGGAGACGGCGACATCAAGGTTGTAGGCTGCGTCAGCGGCGTGCTCGGCATAGTGCGCGTTAAGGCCCAGTTCGCTCGCTCTCATAGCTTGAATGATGCGGTAAGCGGTAGGGTCTTTCAGCTTCAGGTCTTTCTCCAAGGCAACGAAAGCGGCTCGTCGAGGAGCGCTCTCCTCCACTGACGCCACTCGCTCTAGACCTTTTATGTAGTCGTCAACCGCGCCAACGGCCTTCTCGCCTTGGTTAAGCTTCCGGTTTATCTTTCCGATACCCATCGACTTTGCCAGCTTGCGTAGGTGCAGGATGTCAGCAGCCTTCCCGGTGGCTGCACCGATGACCCCGCCGGCCGCGGTTCCGGGCCCTGGTGCCACGAGGGAGCCCAAACCTGCGCCTGCTAGAGCAAAGGAAACCGTGAAAGGGTCTGGCTCAAGAAGGATGATGGCTCCGGTAGCTGCTATTCCGCCTGCCATCTGAGGGGCCTTCTCTACGAAGCCTTCCTTTCCAGTGCGCTTTGCTAACTCCTTGCGCTCTAGCGGCTTGTACGTGGCGATCTTTCCTACGTTCTCGAAGTCGTCGAAGATGTTGTAGCCGTCCCGAAGAAGGCGAATGTGCTTCTCGCAGCCCCAGCAGCCTGCCTTCAGAGCGGCAGGAATGACTGTCGATGGAGTCATGTTGGTGAAGTAGTCCAGCCAACCTTGCTCTTCTAGCCTCGTTACTTTGCGGTTGTAGGTAGAGTCCGCCGTCTGAGCTCCCGCCAGCATGGCACGCACCGGCGCCAGAAGCCTGCCGCCTTTGTACCAGGGAGAGTCAATGATGTCTTGAGTGGTGCCTTCGGGGTCGACCTCTACAAAGAAAACGCCTGAGTTTTTATCGCGCACTTCTGCTAAGAACTTCTTCGCTGAGTTCTCCGCGCGCTCGTACAGCTTATCCTTGGTCGCCTGGGGGATCTCCCTGCTGGGGTAGCCTGCATCGTAGAGAGCTGTGTGGTATTTGTACTGGGTTAGCTTCTTGCGGGCGTCGAAGATGTCGAAGGCGATGTCACCCTTGGGCGTCTTGTAGACCGGCAGCCTGACGCGCTTAGAGGCCGAGTGGTAAAGAGCCTTCTCCAACTCTTCCCCCAGGTCCATGCCTTGCAGGACCCCCTCAGGCGTCGCTGATAGCTCGACCGCGTTAGCTATGCGCTCGTTCTTTCCTTCTTTGGTCTCAAACTCTTTCTTTAGCCTGCGCTGGGTCTTGACTTGTTTGTTCCCTTCGTCGTCGATGTACTCTACTTCGAACTCAGTATAGGCCTCAGGTGGGTGCTCCTTCGCTCCCTGCTGCTTCAGTTTCTCTTGGGCCTCGAGCATGTGAAAGAGAACAGGTGTCTTGGCCTTGTCTGGGAAGTCATAGCCGAAGCGCTTTTGAACTTCGAACTGGTAGATGTCCTGGACGTTGATGTCCTGGCTCAACTCCGGGCGCTTCTTGACTTCGGCAAAGAGGTCGTCGTAGGTGTACTTCTGTCCCTGCTCTCTGTTGTACTGGGCTAGGAAACGATCTTGGGTGGGCTGCATGCGAGCTGCATGATCTCGGACGCGACGACGCTGCAGTACTGCGCCGACAGCCACCTCTTCAGGCGACATGTCTTTTATGAGCGCCGTTTCTGCTTGCTCGCCAGGAGGCTCCGACCAATCCCTGAGAGGCGTCCCTCCCTTCTCGCGCTGTTCGATATACTCTTGGTGTAGCTCTACGCCAGTCTTTTCAGGAGCGACAGAAAGAGTTGACTCAGGCTCTGCCACTCTACTGTCCTGCTCGTATTTGCCCTGAAAGCGTCTTAGGGCCCTTTTCTCTGGCTGCCGCCGCTCTAGCGGCTTCTTCTTCTGCTGCCTGCTTGAAGTGTGCCTCGGCGAGGGCTCTCCTAACATCCAGGTCTGGGACTTCAGCTCTCCCGCGCAGCAGTTCTAGCGTGGCTATCCGCTCCGGCGTTAACCCGCCGCGCCTTAGCCCATGTAACCTTCTCTCATCCTCTAGTGATTCCCTTCTTTGGGCTTCATTATAGATGTTGGCGTCGTTTGAAAGATCAGGATCAATGGTGGTTTCTGCGGCCGGTGCCTGAACAGGGGCTTCGGGAGCAGGCATCCCAGGCTCTGGGATCGGAGGTGCAACTTCCTGTGCGGGGGCGATGTCCTCAACCTCCTCCTCGAACTTCCCTTCTTTCACCCCTTCGGATATCTCCTTGAGCGACATAGGCCTATGTTCTGGGCGTTCGCCGCGCAGGGCTCCCGCTGTCGCTCTACGTCTCGCAGAGTCAGACTCCGCGATGATGGGGATGGGCTGGCCTTCATGCATGAACTGGCCGCCTTGCTCGGCAAACGGTTCGTCCTCAATCTCCAGCGACTCCTTCACTCCTACTTCGGCGAGTTCTAGATGAGCCTCGAGCTTTTCGTCCCACTCCTTTCGAAAGTCCGAGCCAGGATCGATGGTGCGCTGCAACTTGTTCTGCAGCGGTAGAAGCTTGTCCACATGCCACTGATACCACTCGCGGTCACTGAGGTGCTCGGGAGGCTCCTCGGCGTCTGCCTTCTCGTACTCCGCCAGCCACTCCCTTTCAGCGTCGGCCTGTTCGGCCGTTCGGGCTTGTGAGCGACCGATGTCCTGCCTCTCTAGATCGGCTGCTAAGTCTTCGTCAGTAATGCCCTGCTCGATGGCTCTCACTTCGTCGGGGCTGCCGCCCGCCGTGCCCCCATCGGTTATCACAGGACCTTTTCTAGGAAGCGGAGCTCTGCGCCTGAGCGTGCGCCCTTTGTTCTCCACATAATCCACGAAGAACTCGCCTGGATCGGTGTACCCATAGTCAGCCATCTTGTCCCGAAACTCTTTGTCCGCAAAGATGGCCCTTTGGTGGGTGGCTGGGGACTGCTCGTCCAATATCCGTTGCCTGGTCTCAATCTCCCCGGTCGGGATGGTGCTGATGCTTTCGTAGCTTTCGTCGACGGCTTCTCTGTCGCCTCTGCCGTGGGCTTTCTTGAGCGCTTCGAAATCCCTGACTAACTTCCCAACATTTCCTCCGAAGCCACGAGCCTCCCTCATATGGTCCGCATAGGAGCCTACGAGTTTCAGGTAGTTTTTGGATTGGGGCGATGCATTTTCGTGGGCGCTCCATACCCGCAGGAAGTGCCCTCCTGCGCCCGACGGGGAACTGGACGCACCCATCTCTTTACGCAGCTCGTCGGGTTTAAACGAGAGGTCGAAAGCCAGATTACCTATTACCGCGTTGAAGTCGGCAGCCGAGAGAGGCTCGCTCTCGTTCATCATGGTGTCGCTGATGATCTGATGGAACGACTTGTCGGTAGCCGCATTCCACCCCGCCGCTTGTCCTCCCAGCTTCTGGAGGATTCGGCGACTCATCCCCACCGCCCTGTCGGATGGCGAATACTCCTTGAGAGCATCGAGCGTTTTATTGGCCTGAGTTGCTGCTCCCGCTATGCGCGACTTAGTGACGCTATCAGCGCCCTTGTTCAACTCCATCGCCATCTTCCACATTTCTTCATCGGCCGCAATCGTGGCAGCGGCAGCTCGCTTCATAAGGCCGGCCTTCTCAGCAGCCACAGCGTTGTCGTAGGCGTCCCTAAGCCCGGCTAACTCGACCTGTTTAGCGTAGGACTGTTGACGACTGAAGGCGCCTGTGGCGTACTTAGCCATGTCATTGGCTACCCTGAAGTCAAAGATTTTATCCTCTAGCGATTTAGGCATCGTTCATCTCCTAGAATATCCCGTGTTTACGTCCACGTTCGTAGAGTTCCTCTTCAGACATATCCAGAACGTAGTCGGGGGTGTCTTTCCCGAATCCGAGTTTCTCCAGCATCTCCCCGCGAGTCATCCCGCCTGTCTTCTTCTGCGCGAACCTGGGAGTAGAAACGCCAAACTCACCCTCACGCTCTCTTGCTTTGGCCGTTTCAGCGCGGCGTTCGGCCTCCTTCTGGAGCAGTATAGTTCTCTCGTCTGACTTGCCTTTCTCATCCTCGCGCTCGAGTCCTTCCCTGACCGCACGGTCCCTCTTGTACTCTGCCTTGTTTGCTCTTTCCTTCTCGTCAGACCTTAACTGGTTAAGCCGGGTCGTCCCTTCGTCTTTGAGGCGCGCGAGCCGTTCTCGATTGTCCACGAAACGGATGTCGGTCTCGTCCTTGATTTCCTTAGCAGCATCCAGGCCCTGTTGCTGCTGCATGGCTACCGTTCTTTTCAAGTCTGCAGTCGTGGCACCTACGCGGTTCGGGTCGCCGAACGTCTCGAAGCCCTTGCCTCTCTGAGCCGCTGTCTCCCCTCGGATCTGGCGCTTCTCGGCATCCGTAAGACCCGGGTCTCTTTCCGATACCTGTTTGTATCTCTCCTTCACGTTTTTAAGCTCTTCGTCGTTCTCTGGCTTGATCTTCCTGGTCCCTACCAGGGCATTCACGAGAGCTCCCGTGCGAGCCACCTTCGTCGCCTGCTGGGCAAGGGTGGCGGGATTCTTCTTGATATACTTCTTAGCGTCCCCTACAGCTCCGGCAATCTTATTAGCCGTTTTAAGGGCCTTCGCTCCCTTCATGGCACCTTGGGCTGCCGCTGCGCCTGCAGGACCTCCTACGGCCGTTGCAGCAGCAGTAACGCCTGCTTCTGCTAGCTTGCCTAAAGCTTTCTGTGCTAGGCCACCGCCTACCTGCCCGACTGCGCCGGCGGCCTGTTTTCTTCCTTCCTCCAGAAGAGTCTTTTTTTTCTTAGTTACGCCTCCCAAAGCATTGGCTATGACGTCCTCGTTCACCATGTCAAGTATCTCTCGCATCACTCACCTCTTTTCTCTCTCTGTTGGGCAAGAATCTCTTGCAAGATTGCCCGTTTTTTTGCGACGGACCCCTTTACCGACTCCTGCTCTCCCTCTCTCCAATCTCGCGGGACCGTCCTTGTCCTGGTGACATCGCGCCCGGTCATGAGGCCTCGGCCTGGAGTTACAAACTCCTCCTCTTCGAACCCGTAAGTCATTGCCGGGCCGGGAGGGTTCCCTTCTGGCTTTGCCTTGAAAGGGTTAGGCGTTCCTCCCGCTGTGTACCCGGAGTCCCACCCTGGAAGGCCAGGTCGTTTTCGCTCTTCCTTCGCGCCTGCTGCTGCTTGTCGATACTCTGCGTCCATCTTAGCCCTTTCACCTAGCCAGGTTTCCTCCGGCTGCGCCTCGGCGCGCAGCTTTGCTTGCTGCTCCCCACGTGCTGCCTGCCCGCGCTCGATGGCGGACTCCTCTTCAGCCGTCAAGTCCGCGGCTACCACCTTCTTCTTCACGGCAGGGGTGCTAACTCGTCTGCCTCTTCTTAGGTTTTCGAATCCCATTTTTAAATCCTATAGTTGAACTTTGGAGGGCCTAAACCAAATATAGCGCATAGAGCGCACGCGCACGCGCGTTTGTTGAACGATGCCGTCCCGATGGCCGAAGCCGCGGTTGGGGTCTTGGGGGTCTGTCATCTTGTAGGAGGTGTAGGGAGCGAACAGACGCAGCCCTGCGGAGTGCTGCCCTGCTGGCATCCCTTTCACAAGCTTATGGCCGCACCAGTATCTAGCGGTATTCAAGCTGTCTAGATGGGTAGCTTCATTTCCGCCTGTGAAGTTATCGAATCCAGCGGGACATTTTCTTTTGTTAGTTTTGTCTTGAATAACCCCAAGTCCGTTGTCGAAGAAAAGCTGGAGCTGGCTGACGTTGAACCCGTCGTAAAATGCAACCCCGGTGAACCCCGCACGCCCTTCGGGGTCGGTGACGTCCCAGGTAGGCTGCCCGAAAGGGCCGTCGTTAAACCACCCAATGTTCCACATAAAGAGAACATGTGCGTCGTATGGCAGATAAAAGGTAACGCCTGCCCCTGGGATGGGAACATACTTTCCGCGCAACTCCGCGTCGGTCTTCTCGTCCCCCCGATGAGCCAAGGAACTTCCCATAAACAGGTCCTTAAAGAAGTCCATGTTAGCTGTGGCGCCAGCCTGGCCTCCCCCGCTCTGCGAGCCTTTCTGTAAATGTTGGCGAGTAAAGGGGTTTGTTGCTTCCAGATTGCTAGTATCTAAAAACCCGTTCATGACATCCAAAGACCCAGTCCCTAAGTCCGCCTGGGGCACCGGGTAATATAGGTCCTCCGATAAAATGTCTCCTCCTGGGGCGTCCCCATCCTGAAGCGGTGGGTTGGCTGGAGGATATTTGTAGTCGAAAAGAGTCATAGTAGAGCCTCCGTTCCGCGCAGGGCTATGACCGTAAGGTTTGCGTTTCGTATCTCAGTTCGAGTTGTCTCAACTAAATCCGTAGTTATGAGGGAAATAGAGCCTCGAACAGCCCCTACCAAATCGATAGGTAGCGGCCCCACCGGGAGTTCGTTGGCTGCCCGCATGAGGTCTTCCGGCCGAATCGTTGTCCGAATAGAAATATCGTGCCATATATCTAGCTGGTTGTTCAGGCCGCCGGGAACAAGTTGCAGCGCAGCAGGGCCTACCTTTCTTTCAGGCAGCCGGCACCAGTTCACTAGGCCTGGAGGGACAAAGGCTGCGTCCGCAGGGGCCATGTTCTGGTAGATATGAAACCAGCCTTGGGAACTCGGTATCGGGTCGTCCTTAAAACCCTCCCACTGAACAGTTATTGCTACTCCGCAGTCGACATTCTTGACAGTTCCCTGGTGGTCAACCCCGTTAACATAGCGAACTTCTGCATTAAGCATAACGTAAATACAGGATACCCCAAATCGGTCATCCGGGGTGGCCGCTAAAAGAGGAATAGGCGTGAAGTTTATTTCCAAAGGGGCCCCCCCTATAGCCTCCCACGAGCCGTCTGCAGGGGGAGGCAACTGCCTTCCGTCTCCGGAGCCATTCCCGTTTGTAAGGTTCCAGTATACTGGCTCCCAAAGGTTTCCCCATGTTGCTTGGTGGAGGCTTGGGGTTGTCTGTTCGATAGTGTCCATGAAGACCACACAGCTTCCACCGTGGTTCTCGTTAAGAGCTCCGCGCTCAGAGGCTTGCTGGACTACGCTATTAAGGCCTGCTTTCGCCTGATCAAGTCTGTCCGTTATGCTCGCTTCAGTGAAGCCTTCTTCTTCAAGAAAGGGCGTGAATAGAATCTCAGGCATGCTTTACCTCATCAGCTTTAAGATTATCAGTTCTCGGCTCCCGATGATAGCATCGCCGCCATCTGTCGTTAGTTTCTTAACCAACCCGCGCACGGTGACGTGTCCTGGAGGGAGCGTCATGACCGTCTCCACGCATACGCTATAACCGTAAACGCCGTTAGGGTCGTAGGCGGGGGCGGCGTGCATGCGTTCAGCCATGGGCTGGTAAGGGGCGAAGTTCTCGATTGCGACAGGGTCGTTCGATGAGTCGGCGGTCCCGTAAAGAGACTCGGTAATCACCGCTCCATTTACCTCGAGGGCGAAGCTGCACCCCCCTTGTATCTGCGACATAGCTCCCATGGTATTAAAGGACTGGTAACCCTGTAGCGATAAAGCGATAAGAACAACCGTCGTTTCCGTTAGGGTAAAGGAGCGCTCGCAAGGATTGATCGTATCCCCAGGAGCGCTTGGCAGGCTTGTTATGAACGGGTTCGTCTCTGACCCAATAATGTCCCACTGGAGCGTGTTAGGGATCAGCCATGCCCCCGCCCATCCGAACGGGTAGTTCCACTGTGCCTGTCGCCATCCGCCCCATGTGATATTTGCTGCGTAAGAGGCTCCAGTGAGAGTGTTTCTAGTGGATTCGAATTCATAGGCAGCGTCTAAATCTAGAACATCTGTAGACACAAAGTTCAAATCTCCAGCGCCTGGGGTAGGGACGGCCTCCTCTCTGACGGCTCCCTCCTTCCAGTTGTGCTCGTTAAGTCGCCCTTGGACTTCGTTTACGAAGGAGAGAAACCCTCGGTTTAAGTCCTGAAAGCCTACCACTCCCGTGGTTATTAGCCTTCTTGGAAGGTACTTCCAACTCATGGCTGCACCCTCGCTCCGCCCGAGGGGTGCGGAATGAAGTCAAAAGAAAGCCCTATAAACTCAATAGGGATGGCGTCATTTGTAAACGCTCGGATTTTAAACACCTCACAGCTCGGAACATAAATTTCAGCGCGTGACCAATACGGCCGCCTGTTGCGGTAGGTGGTGCCATCGGAGCCGAGAACCGCTGACCCCCAAAATGGAGGAGGGTCCGAAATAGAGTAGGTGGAGACAGAATGAAGTTCAAGCGGAACCTTTCTCCAATCACGGAACACCTGGACCCGGAACGTTGTGGACGTTGTCTCTCTCATCCAGAAGTAAACAGTAACGGCAGTCTGCTTTTCATAACTGTTCTCGTTAAGGAGCCAGGTAGTTTCGAAGGACCAATCCGCCTCCCTTAGCCCTACTGCAGAGGGATCGGAATGAGAGTGGTCTAAAATGTATGGCCGGAAGTTGTTTAATACACTTGGCGGAACTTGGTTTTGCGTGCCTGCTGCGACCATGTAGGCCCGGTGGTCTCTCGTAACAGCAACCGCCTGAACCGCTAGGTCGGTGCGCCTGCGCCAGCCTGTTGCATTTCCCCGGTAATCATAAACCCAACACATATCGTTTACTAGAGACGCCGACATCGCTACCCAGCATCGGTACTCTCCGGTACGGGAGTCAACCGCTGCAACTGCCTGTAGTTGTCTCGCCTTATTTATAAGCCTGAGATCTTTGCGAATGGGCTCGGAAAAATAGGTAATCTCCCCGCCCCCATAGGCATAGAACCCATCTTGACCCAGCCAAATGGTAACCCCTGTAGGGATAGTGGCTACGCTGCTAGCTGCTACGCAGCCTGCTGTTGTGCTTAAGGTCTGGTAGGACAGCCCCGTAGCTGCAGACGTGTCCGTAGCTAAGAAGGTGGAGGTCTCAGTAAAGACCAGCAGACCTGCAGGGACAGCCCACAGGGCGGTTACAGGTCCTCCCATGGGGTCTGGGTAGACGAACTCGTCCTTGCCTAGCGTCGCGAACCTTCCAGGCAGAGACCAGCGCAGAATGCCAGGGTCTCCATCGGCGTTGGCGTACCACATTCTTCCGAGCGCCATGCGACACAAGTTAAAGGAAATCATCGGGTCGACTTCAACGGGAGAGACCGTCAGCCATGCGTCAGGCGTATTGTCTGGGTAGAGAGTGGAAATATTATCTGGGATGGTAGCAAAGTTAAAGACACCGCCTTGTGCGTTCGGAGGAACGATAAACAAAGAGGTTGTTCCGCTACTGAGAAGATCGCGCGTGCGAAGCAGGAGCCTTCCTACCGTCGAGCTGGTGGCTGTCGGGACCGCGCCGTTGGTTACTTCGTGCTGGTCGATGGAGCGCCACAGAAACTGCTTCTGCATTTTGTCTGGCGGACACACGGAGTTAGCGTCCCAGTCATTATCAACAGCATTCTTGTAGTAGTCGTTAGTCGTACCTCCACTCCCGTATCCACCCCCTGGCGAAAGCTGCCCCCCGGCGGCCTCGTAGATGGGGACGACCGAATCCCGTGGAATAGCGGTGGTCTGCTGCTCAAAGATAAGCGTCTCAGTGCGTGGGGAGATAGGCGATAGATTTCCGTAGCGATCTATCCACTGCGTCGCCCCTTCATAGGCACACTCAAGGAGTTGGCCTGGAGAAATGCCTGCGGCCAGCGCTGCTGCTGAACTCGTCTTATTCTGTCGCTTGGCGGCGGCAATGGTGGCATCGTCGAGGAACCAAGGGGTTCCGTCTTCCTCATATCCTAAAGGGTTAGGCGAAAGCCAAGACGGTGCGTCCACCCCTGACTGCGTTTCGATAGTACCTACCCGGCAGCGCCCGAAAGCCGTATGCATCTGCGTGCCATCGGGGAAAATGGGAGCGGAGGCAGTCGTATTCTCGGTCCAAACGTTGCGCCACTCGCTCCAGATATTTCCGTCGTGAGAGTAGGACAGAGGAAACCCATTGTTGTTTCCCTGGTTGGGAGGGCGTATTTGTCGCGGCAGTCCTTCTATAGCGAAGCTATTGGATGTCGCACTTTCGTTGTACATGAACGTGCGCGAGCGCATCGGTCCTTCCATGTCCGGGGAGCCTGGTATGTCCGAGTAGCCAAACGGGACTACCGAACCGTTCTCGTCGTAAATAAAGACGCGTCTATCGTGTGCAGGCAGAACAACGATCCCAAAGGGAGTGAGTTCAAACTGAGTAGGGGTGGATGGCCCGAAATAGTCAGTGTTGTGAGAGAAGGTAAAGACCAGACTCCACGCCCTTCGCCAGCCTTCAAATATCCATAGGCTATTGGTGTTTGCAGCTAGCGGGGTAGCGCGACCTACAGCGTGCATTAAAAGGATATCTTTTTGGCCGGTCTTTAGGCGGCCGTGGAAAATCCCAAAGATATGATCGAAACTATGGAGCGGCTCTGGTTCGACCCCCTCATAGGGAGGCACAACGTAGGTCGGCCCCGAGATGGAGCGCAGAGTGCCCTCCTCGGTCTCAACGAAGTTCTCGATGAGAGAGGCGATCGAATCCGGCGCAAAGAGCTTCCCTGATTCCGCTCGGATAATAAGCGGACCCTGAGTGACTCTTGTCTTGGGATCCGCCATGCGCCCCTACTCCTTCTTGGATTTCTTCCGCGTGATTTTCTTCTTAGCGGGTGCCTTTTTAGGAGCAGGCTTTACGAAGGGCTCGATTACAGTGCCCACAAGCTTCATGCTCTCCATAAGCTCGGAGCCCTCGGTCACGAGCTCGCGCGCGTATCCCAAGCGCTGTAGCCATCCGCTAACCCTGTCGCCTTGGCGTAGGGTGCAAATGCACATGCTTTGTTCAGTACTACCATCGGGGCGCTCCATCTCATAGATCCCCCCGGCCACAATCTTTACTTCTGCGTCAGCCATGTCACTTCTCCTAGTCTGTTGCTGTTGTCCACCACTGTCTATAACGCATCTGAGATCGGTAACCTGGGCTGGCGCGGGAAAGTCTCTTGAGCATAGGCTGGGCAGCGGAACGCAAATCGCCGTAGCGCTTTGCTAAGTCTTTAAGGTTTCTGTCATAACGATCCTTCGCGAACCGCATCATAACAACATTGCCTTCTGTTTCATAGAGCAGTTGAAGCGTCCTGTCGATTAAAACGTCACACGCCTCTGCATGAATAAGGGGCACGTCCGTATCGTTAATGAGGTCGAGCGGGCGTCTTACGCAGCGCAACTGCACCTCATAGCGCTCGTTAGGCACTGGGTAGAGATGAATCGACTGATAGCCGTGCGTGTCTCTTAGGCGACGCGTCCTATCGGGGATGATGGAACCGTTGTCTAAAAACTCGCCGCTATTAGTGGAGTCGATATGCGTCTCTGCTAGCAGGTAAAAGGGCTCGTCCACCGACACAGACTTAAGCTCAGAGAGCAAAGCTCCTGAAGGACTCTGGAGATTGTAGGCGCCCCTGTCTGTGGCTGTGTAGTTCACAAAGTCAGCCGCCTTTCTACGTCGGTAAATGCGGATATACCATCCACTCTTGTAGTTACGCACTGGCTCAATGCCGGGGCCTGGCGTCGGCAGGTAGGCGTTAAAAAAGCCAAGCATGTATTCTATGTTAGCGAAGGTAAGGAGGGCGCCTTGGGTCTTATTTTTAGTAGTAATGCTGGCGCTAGCTTCCGATGGGGCCGACTCCCATCTTGGTTCACGATAGCGCTGCGGTCCCCACTGCTCGTGCCCTTGGTCATCACCTATGTTGGGGTTGCCCATTCCTATGTCCTGATCAGGAAAGCCGCTCCACGGGGTTCGATACTTGCCAACAGCGTGAAAAGGACTCGGGTTGATGGCCGAGAAGGGATCTCGGGCGCCCCAACAGTAAGTGATTCGGTACTCGAACTCACCCGCAGGCTCTGGGCCTTCCCAGTTATAGGATTGTTCCTCGCCCTGGCCCTGGGTTAGCGAGACAGCCGGAGCCTCTGCCGGCGCCATCAACTGGAAGTGAGCTCCGCGAAACATGACGCGCGGAATGCCCTTGGCTAGGGCGGTGTGGGTGTCGACGATGTTTTGCTTCTCAGCGTCTCTCTGGCCGAGTACAGCGAGCGGCCACGAGTTGTTCGTCTTCCAGAGGCGAGCTGAGTTCAGCGTAATGAGGTCGTCAGGGAGGTGATACTCTTTGGTGTAGATACGATACTCGAACGGACCTGGGCCGATAGTTGCCTTCTGAGTAGGAACAATGCCGCTAAACGGGGCTGAAATAGGGTCAGTATCAAAAGGAAACCATAGAGAGAGCACAGCTCGGGTAACCTCCATTCCTTGGTCGGGCTGGCCGCGGCGCTCTATATCCACCCAGATGGTACGGATGACATTGCGGTGCCATTTCCCATGTGAATCCTTTATTTCGATCATGCGCCCGTCCCAGCTACGGTCGGCAGGCCAAGTAATGGCGGCTGTCGCGAAGTTGGTCTGCTCAAGAATCCAAGAGCTAGGACTTAAAATGCCGCCTGGGTTTGCGACGAACTCAATAGTGTCAGTCGAGGGAGGCACAACGTCTGGCTCGGTCGTGATATTGAGGATCTCTTCAAAGAAGAGAAAGGGCGACTCAAGAGAGATCAGATTGTAAGCGCGGTTGATGAATCGGTTAAGCCGAGACTTCGCTTCAGTACTTTTATGTGGAGACCAATCTGCCTGGTTGAAGACCGCTTCCCTGATATCCTTTAGGTTCACTGGTCCTTCCTACTTTTACCCTTGGAGGTTGAGCATCGCCTCGACTTGAAAGTCCGCGACCGGCGCCGTTACGTCCTCGAGCAACCAAAGGACGCCCACATCTGTCGAGACTGCCATTATATTCTGAATGGCCCAGATTCCGCCGATATAACATAGCATTCCCCGATTTGCGTTTATGCCTCCAGTTCCGGTTCCTTCCATGGTGACTTTTCCCTTTCCTCGCCTAAGAATAAAGCCGAACTCTCCTGAAGGGATGACGGCTTGGGTGTACCCTATATAGATAGGGTACGGGGCATTCACAGTAGCCACTTCAAAAGGGGCTATGGGATCAGGGGTCGGGTTTCCACTCACGGGAAGATAGGCTGCAATATCGGAGGCCATGGTGTTCTTGACGTAAACCCAAGTCTGCGAACCATCTCCAGGGTTAGTTCCTGCAGACACATAGACCTCATACCCCAAAGGGTAGATCTGCTCAGGCCCGACAATAGTTGCAGGGTCAACAAGAGTGGAGAGTTCGTTCTTCCCTCGGCGCTGTCGCCCCATTATTAGCGATGACATAGCGCCTCCTGGTTATCCCGTGCAGTGGATCCGAAACAGGTTGCTGCCTGCAACGAGCGTAGTGCCGACGACGCAGTCTCTCTGCTCGACCTGGGCCGTGGTGGGTCCTGCTGCAGTCACCAAGTTATCTACACGGCCTGCGGTTGTAACTGAGGCCACCACCACCGTTCCGTTAGCCGCGGCGCCAAGAGTCGCGTCGTGAGCTACTTCAGCGACGCCGTCGCGCATGATAAATCCGTACTCTCCGGCGGCAATAGTATACTGGGCTACGCCCAAAATATTAGGGGCTGCGGTTCCGGTAGCAGCGACGTC